CTAACCTACGAGGTCATTATTATGACTGATATTGCTAATATAGTTATCGCCGACGGCGAGGACACACCGGTCAATCACACGTTTCAACCCGTTCAGCAGTCGCCGAACGCAATTTATCGTGAAAATATTGCCGATGTACCAGTTTTAGGTCAGGGTTTAATTAATACAACCCTGTCTAATAACGCGCAAATTTATAAAGTGCGTTTTATCCTGGAAATCCCCGTAATGGAGGAAGCTGTAGCACAAAACACTGCAGGTTACACTGCGGCACCAAAAGTGGCGCACACACTTCGAGCTGATGTGGTACTTTTCGCGCATGCGCGTAGTACTACTCAACAGCGAGATAACCTGATTACATTAGTTTCAAATGCTTTACAAGATGCTCAAATCAATGGCATGTATGTAAACCTAGTGAAACCTCTGTAAGTGTTCTTTTAATCAAGGAGATACCCTATGGGACACCCCAAGAAGAAAAAGGCGACTTTCTTTAAAAGGAAGTCGAAAGTGCTAAATGATTCCATCCTTCGTCAACTTAGGTTATATTGTGCGAAAAAGATCCAAAAACTTGTATGCGATGATTACTTTAGTCGCTACAGTAGTGATGGAGATTTTGCGCTCAATCCGCAGGCTGAAGTCTTAATGTCACTTCTAGTGACGGAGATGGACGCTGGAGTTCCACGCTGGCCTCTTTCTAATATGATTGAGGCCTATGCATGGGCGCGTCGCTTTGACGCGTTGTCTGAGAAGAACTTGGCCATTGATTTAGGAATAAATCCTGACCAAGTAGCCCTCGACAAATTCATGGCCGGGGAAGACACATGTAGACGCTTTAACAGAAGTATAGGCCAGATTTGGAGCTCCGAACCGATTAACGGTGTAGGTGTTGCTAGCGTAATCCACGCTATTCAGCAAAAAATAGCTTCGTATCTGGGCGTACCGCCTGATTTAAGCGATCTTGTGTGTTCTTTCGGACCTGGGTCGAATACTACTTGTACTCGAAGGACAACTGCAAAATGGAAGTTGTCTAGCCCCCTAGTATGTGCAAGGGACAGCGTCAGTCAGTTACCTGAACTGGCAGCTCTCTTTCCTCGACTTAACTGGAAGTCTATTTCAGCTGGGTTTGGGGTTTTATCCTTTGTACCCAAGAATGCTAAAACTTCTCGTAGCATAATGATTGAACCTATTCTGGGCACTTTTGTCCAGAGTGGAATAGGTCGTTATATTAAGAGAGCACTCCTTAGGAAAGGCTGTAATCTTTACGATCAGCTGATTAATAAGGCACGTGCACGGTTAGGTTCCCTTACCGGGAAACTTGCAACTGTGGATCTTAGCGCAGCATCTGACAACATCAGTCGCGAAGTGGTTAGGTTACTCTTACCATATAATTGGTTTGAGTTTCTATCACATTGGCGTACTGATGCGGTTTACTATAAGCCTAAAAGTTGGTTAATCCCCTTGGAGAAATTTTCTTCAATGGGCAATGGCTATACTTTTGAGCTTGAGTCATGCATTTTTTATGCATGTGCTCAAGTGGCCTGTGAGATGTCTGGTAATTCCCAGAGTGAAGCTTCTGTTTACGGTGATGACATTATTGTCCCATCGTCGGCAGTTACTTACTTATTTCCGATACTCAAACTGTTAGGATTCACCGTCAATGAAGAAAAAACTTTCATCGATGGCCCTTTTAGAGAGAGTTGTGGTGGGGATTATTTACTTGGCATAGATGTTCGTCCTTTTTATGTTAAAGAGCAGTTTTCAGATGCAAGGCTTGTTGCTTTTAGTAACAACGTTGCACGATCAGGCTATCCCGACCTTGGATTACGTCGTCTTATAGAGAGCTTTATTACGCCCTCAAATAAACGGTATGGTCCAGACGGTTATGGAGATGGTCATTTGATCGGTTATAAGTATGAAAAAGTACCTCACAACGACCGTGATGGTTGGAGTGGCTACCTCTTTTCTACTTATACTAAGATTCCTGCAAGGGACACTGGTAACCCGACGGGTTCTCAGTTAGTTCCTTTTTATGAGACATACATGCGAGAAACCATGGATTACTTCTGGGGTTCAGACCCGAAATGGCATCGAAAGAATCGCCATTCGGTTTGGATTCCACCAGAGAAGTGTTTTCAGGCTTACTTCGCACCGCGTAGCAGGAGTCAAGGGTTTAGCCGTGAGGCCGACCCCCATGCCCTACGTGGAGGAGAACAGGCCCGTTTAATTCGGGTCTATGTACTTTCCTAGTCGGACTACGTCCGGCTGCGATGGCATTTGCCATCGCTTAAAGGGGTAAC